GTTGAAAATGATGGGTGGATCAAACTCTTATGCTCAAGACCCCTTCTGTGAAAAAGAAGGGTGTGCATGGTGGCTTACGTTTGCAAATGACTGCTGCGTTCCAACGATTGCGGGAGAATTGGCAGAAAGCACGATAAGTCAGACGAGGTATACAAATGAAGAAACAGGATATTTCTGTTAACGATTATTGGGAAGTCCGCCGGGATGGTGTTCCTCTGGCTGCTGGCCCCAAATCCACCTTTCCTAACGCTGAGGAGCGAAAGTCCCTCCGCTCTGGCGGATTGAAAATTTATGTGGAAGGTAAACTCTTCCGGGAGGGAAAGTGATGTATTTCATACATGGCGGCAGAGCCAGCGGAAAGACAACATTACTTCTAAAACAATCTGCTGATACTGGTATACCAATTCTAACAACGAATTATTGGCGGCTTCACTGGTATGAGGAATATGCAAAGAGGCTTGGCCTCAAGATTCCAAAGCCTATCCTTTGGAAAAACCGTAAGCTTGGCTTGGAACCGGATAGCAAGGTTTTTATTGATAATGGAGAAGAATTTCTCAACCATATTCTGCGATTTAATTCGGGCGTTGTCTGTGAAGCTATGGTTATTGACAGCCCTATCATGCACATAACAAACTGTTTCCTTGATAACCCTGAAACATTCCCTAGCGAAGTCATGGGTGGAAAGTTTGAAAGTATGGATATCAGACGAGCCTATCTGCTCGGAGAATGGGGCATGCGGTTAAAGGAGGAATAATGCTTAACCATATTACAATTATGGGCCGGTTGGCCCGTGATCCTGAGCTGCGGCGCACCGGAAGCGGTGTCGCCGTCGCCAGCTTTACCGTAGGTGTTGAGCGGGATTTCTCCGATCAGCAGAGCGGCAAGAAAGAAGTAGACTGGATCGATTGTGTCGCATGGCGCAATACCGGTGAGTTCGTCAGTAAGTATTTCAGAAAAGGCAATATGATCGTGGTGTCCGGCAGGCTCCAGATCAGAAGCTGGACGGATAAGGAGAACAACAAGCGCAAGACAGCGGAGATCGTTGCGGATAGCTGCTATTTTGGGGGCGGCAAGAAGGACTCCGACAGCACCGGTGATACTCAGGGCGGCTCCTACGGCGGTGCCTACTCTGACACCATGGCAGAGATCGAGCGTCAGCGCAACAATAACAGTTACGGCGGCTATGGCGGCTACGCCCTCCCACAATATCAGCAGGGCGAATTTGCCATGTTGGAGGATGACGACGGAAATCTTCCTTTTTAATGCTGAAACCTTCAAAAAAGTGTAGATTTTTACCGGATAATCGGATAGAATGTAACCAACAGAATAATTTTTATCAGTGCCAAGTGCCAGAGTAGCCCTTTCCGGGTTTCTCTGGCACTTTTTTCATAGAAAGGAGGCGGTATTTATCGAGCTGCTTGCAAAGTACATCATCCCATTAGACCCGAAGCCGAAGAAGAACACCCACCGGATTGCAGGCTGCGGAAAACGTTGCCCTGTGTGCGGCAAATATGCAAAGCAGTTTGTCCGTAATGCGGACAAAACCACAGAATACGCATTTAAGGCAGCGCAGTATTTGCATCCTAAGCCTCCGGTGCCTATTGACCGGCCTGTGCAGTTGGTCTACAAGCTATTCACCGAAACCCGGCACAGGAAAGATGATCTCAACCTTTACGAATCGCTGGACGATATTCTTGTAAAGGAAAAGATTTTGCAGGACGACGACCGGAAAACCATCCGAAGCCGGGATGGAAGCCGGGTTCTGTATGACAAGGATCACCCGAGGGCTGAAATTTACATCTACGAATACAGAGAGGAGGACGACAATGAAATCCGGCAGTAAGATGTTCACCGTGGACAAGTTTCTGGGAATCAATGAATCCGCTGACGGTTTGACAGAGCTTGCCATGGGCGAAGCGTCTGTGATGGAGAATTTCTTTATCACCGATGCCTACAACCTGAGCGTCAGGCCGGGCATCCAGAGGCTTGATTTTAAGCAGGAACGCTCCATTGCACCGATTTTAGCAAGCTGGTCTGGACACATCGGCGACGAAGAAAACGAAGATGTTGACGATGAATACCTTGTTATCGTTGATTTCTCTGGCGGCAAGGATCGTATCTGGATGTACCGCGCCGGGGACGATGGGCAATTCTCTGTTTTCTATACCCAGACCGGCGCATTGGGCTTGACAGCCTCCGAAAACTCCTATGTGAAAATCTTCCCCTTTGGCAGCAGACTCTACATTATGAGTGCTGCAAATACCGTGTATTTTGAGGACGGTAAATTCCAGACAGCGGAAGCATATGTACCGCTGGTTATCGCGGGTATGTCGCCCTCCGGCGGCGGTACCACCATTGAAAACATCAATCTGCTGACCGGCAAACGGCGGTGCGATTTTAGTGCCGATGGTACCGCAACGGCCTACACGCTCCCCAGCGAGGCTATTTCTGTAGAAAGGATCGTTATCGACAATGTAGAAAAAACTCCGAGCACGGTCGGCACATTCGATGCCAGCACCCATGTTTTTACGTTCACTACTGCTCCGGTAAAGGGCGTTGGCAATGTAGAGTTCACCTACAATACCGATGCGGCGACGGCTGAGAAAAACCGGATGCACATTGTAAAAATGATGCTGACGGAAGCCTACAACGGCTCCACGGATACCCGGTTGTTCATCGCGGGCGACGGCAGCAATATTTGCTACTATTCCGGTGTTACTCAGGGCGGCGACGCTGATCCGATGTACTTCCCCAGCATGAACGAAATTGCAGTAGACATGACCGGTGCGGCAGTCACTGGCCTCGTCCGTCACTATTCCAAGCTGATGGTGTACACCCGCGGCGGCGGTGCCTACGTTATCAGCTACGAGCCTGTCACCCAGACGGACGGCAGCACAGTCGCCGGTTTCTTCCTCAGAGCTGCAAACCGTGAGTTTGGCAACGATGTCATGGGTCAGGTACGAACCGTCAACAACTTCCCCAGAACGATTACCGAGGACGGTATTTATTCTTGGAATATCACCGCCAGCTATTACAAGGATGAACGCTATGCAAAGCTGATCTCCGATAAGGTTCGGAAATCCTTGAAAGCTGCAAATCTCAGTAAGGTAATTGCCTGCGACGACAATTTCAGCAAGACATATTATGTTTTCCTGAATGACGCTCAGGGTACCGTGCTGGTAAACCGGTACGATCTGGGAAAAGAAGGTGTGTGGTGCATTTACCGGGCTGAGATGTTCCGCAACGTCAGAAACGCCATGGTCAGCCATGGTGTAATGGTCTTTGTCAACGATACGGAACCGTTCTATCTGGATAGCAACCTGATCTACGATGCACCCGCCTCTTTGGACGGCGAAGAAACGCAGATCAAGGCTCTGTGGGAATCCGGTTATATGGCTTTCGGTGCGGATTTCCAGAGAAAATACTCCAGCCAGCTCTATGTATCCGTGCTTCCGCAGTCTCACAGCGGAATGGTCGTCACAGCCTCTACGGATCGTAGAGACGAGTACATGGAGAAAGATGTGGGTGTCAATGTCTTTACTTGGGCGGATGCTGATTTCCGGTGGTGGTCTTTTGATACCAACTCTGCACCGAAAATTCGCCGCGTGCGTCTGAAAATCAAGAAGTTTGTATATTACAAGCTGATTTTCCGCGTAGATGCACCGGGCGCAAGAGCTACCGTCCTTGGCTACGATCAGATCATCCGTTATGGCTCTATGGCAAAGTAAGGAGGTACCATGACTATTACAGTACAGCAGATTTTTGATCAGGCAATTCACCTGATGGACGAACAGAACGAGACTAACGGTGCGACTTCTACCGCCGACACCAGAGAATATAAGAGCAGAACCATTTCCATTCTGAACACAGCCATTCCCCGCCTCTACCCTTATTCCAGCAATTACGACCGCGACGCTGTGGGGCGGCCCAACTCCAAAGTGCTGGCGTGTACGAACTACGAAAACCCTGATTTTTCGCAGGTAATCATGCTGGACGACGATCTGAGCCTTGGTCTGCTTCCGTTCTATCTTGGCGCCCATCTTCTCAGCGGCGAAAATGAAGCCCTTGCAGCATGGTTTATGAGTCAATACCGGGATGCTTTCGGGGAGCTGAAAAAGACCACCCCGGCTTCCTTTGAAGCAATCCCGACACCTTACGGCCTTTTCTAAGGAAAGGAGGAAAACATGGCAAGTATCAACGATACCGCTGCAACCAGCGCGCTTAACGAAAACCAGTATATCAACAAAGTCTATGACAATGTAATCGATAAGCAGAAGAATCTTCTGAAAGAGAACTACACTACTGCCGGCGGCGAGTTGGATGCTGAGAAACAGAGCGTGCAGCAGCAGACCAATACCAACCTTGGAAGGGTTAATGTAGAGGCTCAGAAAATCAAAGAGGCTTACAAAGGCCCGAAACTCTCCGCCGGTGCCCAGCAGCAGGCGGCACTTGCAATGGATAACCAGCAGAAAAAGAACGTTACGACCATGAAAACGGTTCAGAGCGAAGCGGATGCCGAGATCGAGCGTCAGCGGAAATTGCTCGGAGAACAGTATGCCGCTGCCATCAAGAAAGCTCAGGCGGATAACGATATGCTCCGCGCCCAGCAGCTTTATGAGGCTGCAAAGGCTGAGGATGAACAGCTCCTTGCTCTTAAACAGGAAGCTGGAACCCGGCTTGCTGCCATGGGTGACAATTCTATTCTCAGTAGCCTGCTCCATGGTGGTGCTGTTCAGCGTGACACCACCAGCGAGACATGGGCCGAAGTCCGCAAGCGTGAGGGCGATATCAACAAGATTTATGATAGTGCCTTGGAAAGCGACCGGCAGGCGGCACAGATGGTTTTGAACGAGGCTCTTTCTAAAATCGAAGCCGAACAGGCAGCAGAGACAGCCACCACCGATAAAAACCTTACTCAGACCTATGTGAACGCCCTGAAAAATGCTAAAAATTACGATGAAGTTCAGGGCGCATACGGCCTTGGCTCCGGCACGCTGGCACAAGCCCGCCTTGCTCGTGCACTTGGCCTTACTGGAGACCTTACTGAGCAGCGCGGCGTTCAGATGGGTCATGCCGCAAAACGCGGTCAGCAGCGTTTCTCTGCCGGGCAGGTCTACCGGGATGCAATCGCAAAATCGGTCGAAACCAACGAGAACAAGCGGGCGCAGGAACTGTACAAGGCCGCAGAAGCGGAGGAACAGGCACTTGTCAGCACTCAGAAATCTGTTGGTGAAGCTCTGGCAAAACAGGGCAATTACTCCGTTCTTGCAAAGCTGTGGGGACTCAATCAGGATCAGATTGACCGCTTGCAGGGTACCGGTGCTTATGCTCCCTCTTACGGCGGTGGTGGCTCCGGTGGTCGATACTACGGCGGCGGTGGCGACGATGATTACAGCTACAGCAGCACCACCGGCACGGCTGATCCGAGTATCCTTGAATTGGGATACGGCCCGATTTCTAAGCAAGAATTGGAACGCAAGATTGAAAGCGGAGAAGTCCTTGCTGTTCAGAACAAGGACGGCAGCACGAAGTTTATCAAGATCGACAACACTCCTGGCTCTTCTGCTGGTGCTGCTATCAAAGCCGCTGTTGCCAACGGCGGTCAGCCGCTTTTCGTTTCTGCAAGCCAGAAAGAAACCGTTGTCGATAAAATCGGCAACGCAGTAAACAATATTCCTATTATTGGCAATGTAACATCTGCCATTGCCGGTGCTATCGAAAAAGCATATAGCCAGCCTAGCTCCTCCAAGTCCTCTAGCTCTGGAGGCGGCAGCAGCGTTCACACCAGCTCCAGCGGCACTACCCATGGTGGCGGTGGTGGATCATGGGGCAGCTCTACCAAGGTGGATGCCGTTACGAGTGCAGCACCCAAAGCATCCAGCTCCAGCAGTTCCAGCAGCGCAAGCCGGGACAACTCTGCATATTGGAGCAGCCAGCCTAAAACAAGCAGTTCTTCCACCAAGAGTACGTCCAGCTCTTCTTCTAAGAGCACATCCAGTTCCAGTAAATCCTCCAGTTCTTCTAGCTCCTCCAAGTCCTCTAGTTCTGGAGGCAGTATTCTTAGCAAGGTTACGAACGCCATTAAGAGTTGGTTCAAATAAACAAGGAGATCGTTTATGGCTAAACTCGATGAAATCAAAGCACAAATCCACAAAGCGCAGGCAGAAGCAGTCCGCAATGCACCTTCTCTTTCTGCTGCCAATTCTGGTGCCGTTGTCAAGGAAAGCCAGAAAATCGTAAAACAGAATATTGCGGCCCAGCAGGCCGCAAAGCA